ATCCCTGTCGTCAATGCGCCCGTTGCTGTCGATACGGCGCTCGTTGATCCAGATAGTTGCGCCCCTACAGTCAGGTTCGCAGAGGCGAAAGACACACTGTTCGCAGTACCGGCGAATTGTGCCCCTACAGTCAGGTTGCCGGTCGCGGTCGAGACAACGTATGCCGCTGCATTCAGTCCAGAACCCACCGTCAGCGATGCCGTTGCCGACACAACAGAAGCGATAGAGCCGGTCAGCGGAATGCCGGTGGAGAGCGCGGCAGATGCAGTTGCAGCCGAAGAAGCAGATGCAGAAAGCGGGATGCCCGTAGAGAGTGAGGCCGTTGCGGTAGATCCGCAAGATACAGCACCGGTCAGCTTGATGGCGCTTGTCAGACTTGCCGAGCTTGTTGCGACACAAGACGGGCTTCCCGAAAGCGGAATACCGGTTGTCAGGGCAGCAGAGGACGAAACGACACCTGTTACAGATGCGTTTAGCTTGATCCCCGTGGTGAGCGTTGCTGTGGCGACAGATGCAGAAGAAACGCTCGCTGTGAGCGCTGCTGCCGGGCCATAGGTAGTCAGGTCTGCCGTTGCGGTCGCGGAACAAGACACAGATGCGTCAAGAGCCGCGCCAGCAGGTCTGGCGACAGGTAGGCTGAACTCAACCCAAGTAACCTTCGCCGCCAGGCCAGGAATGTTACCGAGCGTAGGAGGCGGGATTGAAGCGGTACATTGGGCGACTGCCTGCATCTGAATGCTTGTGGTCAGCGTTGCCGACGCGAACGAGACGGCGGTTGCAGCAGCCGCAAAACGTGGGGCAATCGTAAGGGTGGCGGTCACGGACGACACCACCGTTGCTGCCCCTGTTAGCAGAATTCCTGTCGTAAGCGTGGCTGTCGCGGAAGACTGACAGTCCCCCGATGCAGTGCCGATTACATTTGCATTACCGGCAGAAAACAGACGTGTCGATACAACCTGCGAGACACCCGAGGTTTTATCGGCACTTGCGCGCGATACCCAGCGCTCGCCTAGAAGGTTCTTCCAGCCGCCATTTGCCATGACGGTTACTTGTCGATCAGGTCAAGCGAACCAATGAGTACAGGGGCGGTCGTGCCGTTGGCTAGGAAGAACGCCATCAAGCAAGCGTCGTTCGGAATCTTCGGGAGACCCAACTGTGCCCAATCGAGAACCGTGGCGACGTTTGCAGTCGTGATAGGAACTTCACAAACGCGCTTGAGCAGCGTGATACCGAAAGAGCCAGATGTCCAGGTTGCCGAGGTGACAACACTCGTCACTTGACGAACGCCCAAGTCACCAACCGCGAGTGGGATCGGCTGCATCTGACCGACGACAGGCGCAGAAACAACAGATGAGATCACGCCAGATTTTGCAGCACCCGTATTGGCATTCAGGTAGTTCAGGGTCAGCGAACCACTTGCGGCACCAGCGGCAACAAATTGCTCAACCCATGCCTCAACCTTGACGCCGTTATCCGTAATGCGGGCGGGCAAGTTGCCAGGCGTGGTCACTGCAAATGTGCCAGCAGCGAAACCCATACCAGAGCAAGACCACAGTCGGTCGGCAATGATGATTGTTCCGACCTGCGTACAGGCCATTGCGAGCTTTGCCAACCAGTTTTGAACGGTGGCATTGTTTAGAGAAATTGCCCCCGCTGTCGATTTGTCACAGGTATAGCCCGAACCAGCGGTGTAAGCAGGCGATGCGGAACCAGCGCCAGGGCGTCCAGCGGCCATCCATGCCGACTGAAACGCGCCAGCAGTCTTCGGTGCCGTGAGCGTCTTCTGGTACATCAAATCTTGTGCGTTTGCCAAACCTGCGGCGATGTCATCTACGGTGTTGATAGCCATTTTCTTTCCTTACGATGCGACGCATTGCAGCGTCAGCGGATATGCCCAATTGATATTTCCCGCCTGTGTTGTTGTGAGGGTCTGTTCGAAAGTCGTAAGAACTGTTGGCGCTGGGTCATGTACCCAAGAGGCAATCGTTGCCCCGTTGTTGCGCAGGTTCATCGTCATCACCCCGCTTGCTGCCGCGATCTCGTAACGGAGAACGTGGCTGTCTGTAGAGACGGGTTCGGACACCGGGGAAAGCTGCACCTCGAATGCCGATGGAGTGTTTGCAATCGCGTAGTCGGCGCTGTTCTTCGTTTCCTCACCCGTGACTGATGCCAACGAGCCACCATTTGACGCAACCCACGCTCCAAGCGAGAGATCGGCAATGGGGCGAGCAACCTGACCTGGCTGTTGCTGCTGAACAGGTATCCAGAATATGCGACTCATAGGAATATCTGCCAGGGATTGAAAGACAGGCTGCGAACCTCTGCATCAGTTAGCGCTCGGTTAAAGGCAATGCCGCCGTAAAAAGCACCATCTGCTGCTGTGAAAATTTCAGAATCACCCTCTGTGCCCAAGAAGCACAAAGGATTGGAAGTTGCACCATAGCCACTGAAGGCGCCATTCGTCAGAACCAAATTGCCGTCTCGATACAGCTTTTCGGTCGATTGCGACACCCTGTTCGCTACTAGAACAGAAATTCGCTCGCCACTCGGGGCTGAATAGTATTCATCTGAGGTCGCTATTGACGACCAACCCACGCAACGAACGCTGTTATTCGCAACCTGAACAGGTGCGAACGCGCCATCACGTCGAACAACCGAGCATGTGTTGCTATATCGGAGGAAATGAACCAGTGCGACAAAGCAAAACGTCCCACCTTCTCCAAACTTTCCGATGTCATAGCTGATCGACTTGGAGATTCCGAATGCCCCAACGCCGAATTTACCTTTAGTCAGCCCAATCGAACCGAAAGAGGTAGGTTTTCGACCCAAAACGCTTGAGGTTGCCATTGTGCTTGGAAGCCAGGCATCTATCAGACCCATTGTAATCGAATTAGACCAATCAATCCCATCGCCACTAGGCTGATTAAGGCGTGCTCGGCGAAGCGGAACGAAGCCCATTACAACCCCGCGAGTTGCGTGATGAACGCCTCGCAGGTCACGGCCTGACCGGTGTTGCCGGTGATTTCAACTTCGAGGTGGCAGATGGCCGGGTCAATAACCATGCTCCACTCACTGACGCCACTATTGGTAGTGCCGCCACCCCAAGAAGCGATGGTCTTCCAATTAGCGCCAGCGGTGCCAGCGGCGGGGGTAGCCCCACTGTTGTGCGCCATGAGTACGTTTGCGATTGCTTGTGTTGTCGGGCCGGTCGCACCGTTTGTGATTTTGACCGTCAGAATTCCACCGTACATCGAGCGCAGATCAACCGCTTGACGAGTCGTGCTGCCAGAGGCGTTACTGGTGCCCGCTGCGATGATTGTTGCTGGTGTCTTTGTCAGTGCCATATCAAACCACCCAATCGCCGTTAGCAGACCAGCACAGACAGCGCACTTCGTACTCACTGACGGGATCAGGGACTTCCGCGAGTGCCATCAGTGCGACGATCCCATCGGCCATTTCAGGAACGGCTTGCGCGAAGACGGAAAGCTGTTGGCGAGTTGCTTCCATGCCAACATCAAGGCCACCAGCTTCAATCAGTTTCAACGCCCATTTGACGTTGCTGTCGCCTGGAGCCATTGCCTCAAGAGCGTCAAGAAACGCCCCGCCATTCGGCGCCATCGTTGCGAGAATCGAACCGATACCAACGAAGCGTTCCGCGATCTTCACGCGACCGACCGACAGCACGGACGCGATCTCTTCTGTATCGCGTCTGTCCAAAATCTCAGCGGGAAGCGTGCGAATTTCTTCAATCGTCAGCATTGTTATTCCAAGCGAATGCCGAGGTTTCCCTCGGCGTTAGCGATTAGTTGTCGATCTGGAAAGACACGGCAGCAGGGGCGAACGCAGGGGCGGCATCACCGTTATTGACGGTCTTCGCGGTGCCGAGGGCGCCGTAGAACATCAGGTTTCCACCGGAGAGCGAATCGAAAATGCCGAAGTGGCTGATAGAACCCCAGTTCGCGGTCGGTGCCGGGAAGGTGATCGTGCCGTTGTTCGATGTCGTTCCGCTTGTGCCGGTCGAGGCGGTGGTCGAACCGGAGGATTGGGAGCCAGCCCAATTAGCCAGCGAACCGACAACGGCAACGCGGGCATAAGAACCACCGGAAACTTCAGTGCCGTCACCGGCATCACTTGGGGCTGCGGTCAGAAGACCGACGTAGAGGGAGGACGGAAAGGTATAAGCCTGACCGCGAAAGATTTGGTCGATCAGTTTGTTTTCCATGTAATCGGACATTGCAGCCATTTGCTACTCCTTAATCAGTGGTGACTTACTTTGTGATGGAAGGTGAAACAGACACAGTGCCCGCCACCAGATTGAATACTTCGCCAGATGGTGCTGTCAGCTTCACGTCATAGACGCCCTTCTGCCAGCCAAGATTTGCGGTGCCCTGGACGCTCACATAGAGCGATACAACGCCCGTCTTCCCAGCTAGAACAACACCGCTGTTATCCGTTGTCAGTTCGAGCAATACGACTTGCGACGCTGCGTCGGCGCGAACTTGCATACGCGCGCTATAGCCCGTCAGGTCGATTGGGCGACCGGACTTGTCTTTCCAGACAAATTTGTATCGGAAGGTTGCAAGCTGGTTGATAACCAGATTGACTTTAGGGGTGGCACTCATTCGGCGAATATAACAGGTTGTCGCCTATTTATCAAGTCACCCGTGACTGATCGTTTGAATTATTTAGGCAAAATAAAAGGGCAGTCAATGACTGCCCTTCGTTGCGACCGGTTTGGCTTAGCCGACCAGGCCAGTGCCGTATTCGACCGGTGCCGGGGAGGCGTCGTTTTCGCCGACGACCCAATACTGGAAGCCTTCGACATCGACGGTTTGACCGGCTTGCACGATCACTTCGCGCAGACCATTGTCGTATTCCGAACCAGCGGTGGAGCCGACTTCAGCAGAGCCGACGCCGTTATGAACGCGGGAAATGACCTTGACGGCTACGTCCTTCTTGTTTGTGATGGTAATCATCTGATTCCTTCTATAAGTTTGGTTGGTGAAGTCGCCAATGTAATCTGCGACGGTTACGTTGTCAAGTCAGTTGTGACTTATTTTGCAACAACTTTGATCGGAAACGCCTTCTTCGGTTTTTCCTCTTCGTGTTTGAGAATGTCGCCCCAAATATCCTTGCGGTGATCGGGCAAATGATCGGCATCGATAGCGAATGGAACATACCCCGTCAGCTTGAGAAACGCGGCAGAGAAGATCGCGATGTTGTCGCTGTAGGAGCTTTCGCAGGACTTGTAGAAATTCTCGTCTTGCAGAAACGTGCAAGATCCACGACACATCGACAACACCGGGCACCTGCGACAGTGTGGTCGGTCAGTCCAGTGCGTGATCGTGTTGAGCTTGACCGCCGCGAGGTCGTCCAGGCTACCGACGTTGTGCGATTCTCCATTCGGAGCGATCTGGTTTGCACTGACGTTCTGGCAGGTAATGACGTTACCTTCCATATCGACGATCAGCGTGCTTTCGTCAGAAATGCCACACTTGATGTCTTGGACGCGAATCTGCTGGGCGTTCATAACACCCTGCAAGATGCCGCCCATCTTGTTGTCGATGTGCTGAAAGCGCAGTTCCCCGCCAACGATCTCTTTCAGCGTCAGCTTGCGGTAGTCAAAGTGCGCCTGTTTCGAGTTTAGGCAAAGACTCTGCCCGCCCTCGTCGTAGCTGTCGATGAACCCACCCTCGCCTATCGGCGGAATGTCTTTCCCAAAGCGTTCTTCAAACCACTCCTGAATCTTCATGCGGCTTTGGTTTTGCGCATTGACCATCGCATTGAATGAGCCTTTGCCCTTCTTGAAAATCTTCTCGAAGCAGTAGCGAATCCCATCCTTTGTTTCATCGCTTCCGTCATCAATCGGATCTGGCCCGCGAACATGCTGTCCAGGCCCATCGTGCGAGATCGAGACAATGAAGCCCATGTCGTCAAGCCAATCAACAATCGGGCGTGTCAGAAGACTTCCGTTTGTGATGATCGAGAATTGAGCTTTCGGGAGTACGACGCGCAGCTTCTCAGCGAGCGGCTGAAGCGTCTTGATGTAGACAAGAGGCTCACCACCCCAAAACTCAACACGAACGCCATCACCCCCATCATTGAACTCGATTGCTGCCTGCAAACGCGCAATAAAGCCATCGATCTTGTCGGGCGTACCGGCAATCGGGCGCTCGACAAAGCGCTGCGAGCAATACGTGCATTCGTAGTTGCACGACATGCCAAGCTGAATTTTCAGACGACGAACATTCTTGGTCTTCTTGCCTGGCTTTTCAGGTGAGTAGGGAGCCTCATAGCTTGGCTCGAAATCACTTACAGGGTCATTGATATGTTCGTACTTGCCATTCACATCGCCGACGCGAGTGTTCGCGTCGATCCAGACCTTGTTGGTAATGTTGTCGTACAGGAAATCTCGCGTCTTGCCATCGTTTTCTCCCCCGATTGCTTTCGCCAAAATACGAAACTTAGCCATTCGCTATTTCCTGATTCTCATCGAGACCGCGCTTGAAGTCTTCAATTATTTCGCCGCGACGTACCTGTAGCTCACGAACGCGGCTCTTGCGCGCACCAATATCGCTCAGCACGTCCTCGCCGTCCTTGATGTTCAGGATCGAATACTGCTCGATCTTCTCGCGAAACGACTTAGCCAATGGTGACTGCTTTGCCTTGAGTTGATCGACAAGCTCGAACACAATCTTGGACAGAATATCAACCTGCGACTCAATCGCGGCAATTGAAGCATGGCCGTTCAGCTTGGTCATCACGACCGCCTTTGTTCTTTCGCGAACCTGATCCAGAATGAAGTCCGGGTTCATTTCGAACAGGCGATCCCACATGCTCTTTGACCCATCTTCCATCATTTCGATGACCGCCTGGTCGCAGTGTGTCGGAACATGGGAGGTGATGCCAATTGAACCTTCTTTGCCGACCATGAATGTTGCGACATGGTTCTCAAGCACCGAAGAGAACGGGCCGTCATTCAGCCCCTTCGTGTATTCGATGATCTCAAATGTGTCCCATACACGAACCAGCGCAAAGAGCTTTACGCCACTTTCGGCAGCAAACATGCTGCGGAGATCGCTCGCTTGGTAACTGTGGTCGATTACGATGTCTTTGCCCTCCATGTGATAGGAGTCATAGCGAATAGTAATCTTCCCGTCATCAAGCGCACCCACAAACAACTTGTTTGTGAATAGCTCCTTGCACTCTTCTGTCCAGATGTTGCGAGCAGCGATAAATACGTCTTTTTTCATATTCTTTCCTTGTTATACACAGTCACAGTTGCAGTTATCAATGTCGTAGAGGGGGTTATAATTGCACGCGCAATTGCAGTTGAAGCAATTGCAATTTGGCTGATACCACCAACGGGTATCACAATTCGAGGTTGTCACATCACACTGAGAGCAGGCGACATTGATGTCTGGGCTGGCTGTCTGGTTTGAACAGTTGCAGTTGTTCCAGCACTGCGCCCACACGTTCGCAGAGCAGTTCTGTGCGTAACGCGACTTGCGGTAGTAGATGTTGGCATTAGCTACAGACCAACTAGTCACCCCTAGCATCGGGTTTGTGTCCAAGTAATACCAGCCAACCCACACCGGAACGGAATCAACAAAAGTAAAGGTACTTCCGCTGTTGTTCTTCTGGTACATGACCATGTTGCGGTATGAGTTGAAGTCGTTGTAGGCCCACTTGCAGTTGGACTTAACCCAGCCCAAGTCAATCGCGGAATTAGACGCCCACCCGTGCATCGCCCCAAACTCGGAAAGCGAGATTGACCCGCCATCATAGAGTGACATTACGCACCCGCCTTCAGTGCGTCGAGTTCAGCACGAAGCTCTTTCACTGCCTCGATCAGCACGGGAACCAGTTTTTCGTAAGCAACCGTCTTGTAGGACTCGCCGTCAATTTCGATAGAGTCAGTGACGATCTCTGGCATGACAGACATTACTTGATCTGCCAGAATCCCATAGTCACGCTTGCCAGCCTTACACTCGGTATGGGTGTAGCCATGTTTCCAGATGAATGTTCCGCCGTCGAGTTTGTTCAAGATGTCGAACGGACTTGAAACTCGCTCGAAGTTTTCCTTCAGACGCGGATCGGAGTAGGCGGTGACGTTTCCAGCGGCAGTCATATTGCCGCTTCCGTCTGAATACCACGACCACGCCGAGCGCGACCAACCACCAAACCCGAAAAACCCGTCAGGGCGCAGATGCAGCTTGATGGCGTAAGCGCCCTGACAGTGGAACGACATCGCTGCCACCGCACCGTCTCCATCCCCACTGACGTTACGCACCTGAAGCGACGACGTATCAGATCCAACGGCAGTTGTAGAGTTGATCGCCGCACCGGTCAGAACGCCAGTCATCGTGTCGCCAGACTTTGCTAGACGCGAACTAAGATCGAGGTTGATATTCCCCGAACCATCTGGCCCCGAAGAATTGATCGTGCGAACGAACGACGACGCATTGTATCCGTCAAGCATATCTGCATTCAGATTGGCATTGACCGCCCCGTTGCTGACCGGGATGTCGCCACTTGCGTTGCTTACGTTCTTGCCATCAACCGTATCTGCATCCAGACCGGAGCCGGAGCCGTCGTTTTCTTCTGTCCAGACCTTGATCCAGCTTCCCCACGTTCCAGCAAGACGACGGCGCATGTATGTGCTTCCGTTTGCGGTCAGCGACGTTGCCTTTTGGAGAACGTATCCAGACCCACCGCTGAATGCTTGAACAAAGATATGCCAGAAGCCAGCAGCCGGGGCATTCGTCAGGGAGTCGCCGTCGTAGAAGCCCGATGTCAAAAGCGCGTCAAGATCGGTCGATGCGATGCTCTTGCTGGTGCCCCAAGTAAGCGAGTTGATCGCTGAAGAGCCTGTTGCGAAATCCCAAATCAGCGACCAAGTTGGCGTTGCATCTTTCAGGATATACAGCTTGAGCAAATCCGTTCGAAAACAGAGCATGCCCACATGCAAATTCGAAGTCGGGAACACGCTTCCAGACGAACATGAAAGTGCGGTTTTGTCGTTACCAAGCAGCAGCGCCAAAGAACTTTGAAGCGACTGCGAGGAAGGAATTTCGGTATAGCTTTGCATACAAACCTTTAGTCAGTTGTGACTGATTTTAGCACAGGATCAATATCCGTGTGCCGCCCATGTGAATGACCCTGTTGCGAATGCACCCGTCTGATCCTTCATCTTTGCGACAAAGCCAGTTTTTGTGGCAGAAACAAGATTTGGTGTCAGGGTAGTTCCATCAACGCCACCCTTGGTTGCCAGTGTTATTTCCGGGACGATGTGAAACGTCTTAGCGAAATTCACCGTGATTCCGGTACTCGCATTGGTGATCGTCGCTGACCCTCGGTCGATCAAATCTGGAACATCTACCGACATTTGCAAGCCGGTCAGCATGCCGCGATCAGAGTTCTTGCTTTCGAGAACTACGCGCACTAGCGCTTCCTGGTACTCGTAGTCGCCCGGAACGAAGTCACGCCATTTTGTGTATCCAGGTGCGCCCCCATAGCGAATGAATTCATCAAAGTCTTCGATAAACATATCGCCATTGCCAACGATCATGTCCGAGATAACCATGTCGGCAGCGCGTCGCCACGCATCGATGATCGAGAACTGCTGCGAAATATTTTGCCCGAATCGATTTGAGGCAAGCTCGGCAATCGTCAGTGATTCATCAAACTGTCTGATGTACCCGACAGAGTTCAGGATAGATTCAGCAAACGTCAGTGACACCTCGACGTTCATTCCGAAATGGTTGTCGCAACTCTCTGTGATCGAGAGAGATTCGGAAAGCGATTTACTGGAAAGTTTCCCGGCAAAGCTCCCGATACTTAGCGGTTCGTCTAGCCACTGGCGGTAAGACCACACCGTACTGTCTGAAACCGCGAACGATTCGGCACACCCAAGCCCCGGCCCGCGATAGCTGTTTCCCGAGATTGAGAATGAGTCAGCAAGCTGCGTTTTAGGCGCATTCGAAAGCACCTCAACAAGGGGAAGATCCTCGTCAATGCCGAGGACGTACCCAATCGTGTCGTAAGGTGCGGCCCACGATCTGTATGAAACAAGCGAGTCAGTCCAGACGAGGGATTGGTTGTCCCACGTCATCATCGTTCCGTTATTCTGAACTACAGATGTTCCAGCCATGCCCGCCTTAAGAAAGGCGACTTTCGCCGCCTATGTCAGTCGTGACTGATTACGCCATCGTGAAGGTAAAGGTAACTTCGAGCGTGTCGGCGGCACCCTTGTTGATGACCGCGAAGACGACGCGATCAAGCAGGATACCGGCAGACGCGGCATTCAGCACGCCGGACTCGGTAATTGCGCCAGTTGCCACACCGGCACCGAAGATCGTATTGAAGGTGAAAATCTTCGTTCCGGCAGTGTGGGCATAGGTTGCGGCACCGCGAGCAAGCTCGGTGCCAAGCGCGGTATTGCCAGCGGCGGCAGCAACAGCGCCAGTGCCGACAGCAATGTGACTCATAACACCAGGACGAGAGGCAGATTTCCCAATCGCGTCAGCGATAAAGTCGAAACCGACATTCACGATGATGTTGTCTTTGAAGCGGGTTTCAACCGAGCCATCTGCGCGACGCAGAACGGCTTCCATTGCGCCTTTCATCTGAAAGGTGTCTTTGTTTTCCATTACGAATACTCCTGAAACGGCATGAGCCAGATTGCACAAGGATAACTCACTGGTGAGTTACCGTCAAGACCAATAGAGTTTAAGCGCTGTCATTGTTCCGATGGGGGTCAGCGCAGCTTCCCCATGCCCAACCAGGCCGCCCAGCTTTCCAACAAACAGCTTTCGAACATCTGCTGTCTGCACTATCACCACACCAATAACATCGTTCGGAACGATTGTGAGCGGTGCGTAGACTGCATTCCCCTGATTGTCTGTCAGGGAGAAGCGCTGCGTCGGTTCGTCATATCCCAAACGCAAGTATCCACCCGCACCGGAGAACTCAAGCACTGAGATTTGCGCGGCATCGCCGATCATCTTTGGGATCAGCCATGTCGAATATTTGAAAACCGGCTGAATCGACACATTCGTCCAATCAACCTTGACGCCACCTTGGAGTCGCAGACCTTGGGTGTTTCTTCCAGCCTGATACGTGACATTTGTTGCGGTTGTTGCGGCCTTCCCGCCAATGCTTGTCAGAGAACCGCTAAGCATCCATCCATCGAATTCGTCAAAGCGCAGACCCGCCTTCATCGATATTTGGTATTTCGCAACAACCGAATCAACTTCACCGCCAGGTGCCCAATGACGCAGCGACTCTGTACTAAGCCAATCAAACCCCGATGTTGTCCAGGTGATCGTGTCGGTATCGTCAAGGATCGACGTGACCTGTCCATAGATGGAATTCGCGGCTCGATAGGTATCAAGCAGATCAACAGGGAAGATGTACTCGCATCGAGACACGCCGTCGATCATCATCAGGTCGTAACCAACCGGCGTCATGTTCAGCGAGTTGTGCGGCCAGTTGAGCGCCGCCTCATTGAACGACGCAACGATGTTCGAGTCTGTCGGCATCGCAATGGTCGTGTCGACCCATGCGGCATTTACGCTGTAGATTCCAGGAGCAGCGACAGCTTTGATCCAGAACTTGCGAATGCCGATTGTTCCAGACGGGACAGACAGCGACGTTGCCTTCACTTCAGCAAGTACCTTACCCGATTGCCACGCGCTGCCCTCGCGCACTTCGTAGTACGAGATTTCCTCGTTTTCCGCGCTCTCCCACGTTAGCTCAACACGGGAACCAGACTGAATGATGTCGAAGCGTTTCGGCGTGCTTGGGGCGACAAGAACGAGCTTGAAGGTCGTCACGTTGTCAGAATACTCCCCGCCCATGTTGATTGAGCGAATGTGGTAGAAGTACGTGCCAGCATTGTCCTGGTCATGCGTCAGCATCGTTCCCGCGAAGTTTGTCGTAATGATCGAACCCTCGTCCCACGACACCCCAACGCGAACCTCGTATCCAAGCAGGTTGATGTCCGTAACCGCATCCCATGTCAGCAACAAATCGCGCGTGCGCTTTTGCACGACGAAGTTTGCCACGTCACCAGGCGCAGCAGTTTTGCCAACTGTGATGTATGAGGCATCAAGTCTTGCCGAGCGAACCCCAAAAGCATTTACGGCTGTAATCGAAAAGTGGTAGCGACCAGCACGCACATTGTCCAGTTCGAGAAGCGCGCTGCTTGTCTTTTCGGTTTTCCAGTTCGTTTCGTATTTACCGGTGCGCTTCCAGTCAATTTCGTAATATGCAGCATCGCACTCCCACGAAACATCAAGGGTCAGGCCCATTATGCCTGGCGCGATGATGACAGGAACTTCAGATACCGCAAAGTTCTTCGGGGTAGTGACGGACTTTGTGTTGATAGCCGATGTTGGCGTATCCTGCAACTTCAGACCATACTCAATCGCGGCGAATTTCGACTTGTTATGCTCTACCGCAGTGATCGTGTATTGCCCTACTTCCTTGCCCTGCCCGACACCAAGCACGCGCGCTTGCATCGGCACAAGGTTCGGTTCGGATATGATCCAAATGGCACCATCTACGGGATATGCAGGAAGAGGCTCCCACCATGAAACTGACGTTTGCTCAGATGCACCAGCAGGCAAACCGCGAAGTGTGCGCTCCGCAAATGTTCCATCCGGCATTCGAATGGAGATTGTCGTCCCATCAAGTCCTGCCAACTGCACTGGACTGTCGAGAACAACCGATGTCAGCCCAGGCGCGGTAAGACGACCACCGAGGCGCTTACCAGCGCGTGACGCATCCTGAATTCGAATCAGGTCGCCAGGAAGCACCAGCGCCGAGTCGATCCCGACACTGAATGACACGACGTCGGATTCGAATTGCTCTGTATAAAGAATCCAAAGACCAACGCGGTGCGCTTGAGCGCGCGATGTGCATCCGAATGCAACGACCTCAACCTTTCGAATCCCAACCTTTGCGATCATGTCGGGGTTTTCGACGTACTCAATCACGCGCTGATAGTTCTGAGTAGGATCGTTCCACGCGACATGCGCAACGCTGTGACGGTCTTTTCTTGCAGATCCAGTGTAAGTGAACAGCCCGTCAATAACATTTGCATGGCTATACACCATCTGCGAGTCGCCCGGTGCGTCTTGCGTGAATCCGACCATGCCGCCATTCCAGTATGCCATTCCTCTAAAGACAGAGGTGATGTCAGAAATGACCTTGTAAGCCTCCGCTTGCGCCTGGATTACCGTATTGATCGTGAAGCGCGGCTCCCACCCACCAAAGCCATTTGGAACCATTTCGTCGCAGTAACGACCGATCTGATAGAGCTTGGCCTTATCGACTCTTGACTCAGGCAAGAATTGCCCAAGACCGTAGCGGGCGGTCGTCAGAATGTCGTAAAGAACCCAGGCTGGATTGTTCGAAACTGCGACTTTGAACGTGCCATCCCAAATGCCGTAATACTGACGCGAGGCTGGGTCGTAATTTGTCGGCACGCGAATATACAAACCATCAACCAAGTAGGCGCGCGATGGGATTGAGTTGAACTGCGACGAATCGATTGTTACGCCGACAATCGCGGAGTTAGGGTAGCTCAGTCGTGAATTAACGATCTCGACGCATGACTCGAATCCGATCTGGTTTTGCACAGACTGGTCGGCAGGATCGGGAGTAGTGCGCGTCATTCGGATCGACCAGCGCTGTGCAGCACCACCGTAGCCCCACTTTGGGAGTGCCACTTGATAGCTGCGCTCGTAGCGTGAGCGCGTCTTTCCAGAAATACTCAACTCACCGGTCAAGTCCTGGTATGGCCCGCCGTTGATGGACACATCGAATTTGAAATTGACGTAGCTTCCGTGGATGTCCCCATTCGTCTTGTCCTGCGAGTACAGGCTTTGCACAGCAACAATCAATCGAACGGCATCGACGTTCGGGTTCGTGATCGACACGGAGATCGGCGTTGATGCGGTGACGAGCGAACTTACGACATTCGGCGTCTCGACATCAGAGAACCCACCTCCCATCGGGGATTGCCATTGTGTTCCGTATCGCGCGTCCCACGAAACACCATTGAAGTTCATTGCGCCATCGACGCGCTGCAATGGGGTATCGTTGAAGAAAATGGACTGAGCGCCACTCACCAAGCCGCCGATCTGCCCCTCTCCCAATAGGTCGAGAACCGAGATCATCGCACGCGACTGCAATGTGTCTGGATCTTCTACAGCAGCGCGTGGGGTGCCACCACCGTCGCCCTTGCTCTTGCTACCACCACCAGAACCAGCAACGACAGGATAGCGCTCGCGGTGCCCGCCGTTATGAACGCGAACGCCACTTGCGATGAACGTGTGGTGCGGTTCGACTGTCAGGTTCCACACCGGTTCGTAACCGACCAGTTCGGCCTCAATGATCGGACGAAGATGCCCCATGCCATCAACAAGGGCGTCATGGGTCGAGAGAGAACCGATCTCGGCAAAGTTTCCATACTGGTTCAGAACCCAATGGTTTGGGGTGATGAACACCTCACCACGCCAAAACTTCACACGAAGAATTGGCTGCGGATCTTCGTGGTAGTGCAGTTCCGTTACTTTCGCGTTGTGGATGTTGCCATCTTCGTCAAACGCAAGAACAGAGTCGCCCGTCTTGAGTTCTTCGATTGCGAGCGTCTTTCCACCCGCAAGCTGAACCTGCGTTCCCTTTCGAAAACACCCACCGCCACCACCCGCGCCAGCAATACTTCTCAGTTCGTCAGACATAGTTTCTCAATTACATGAGTTGATCGACCGTGGCCGACACAGAAATCGTTCGTGATCCAACCATGACTCGCCCATAAATCAGCGAAACAGGCGCACCTTGCGGCGACGTGTTTGTCGGGCCGTCGAAGTAGTAGGAAGCCTTGCTTTCGTATGCTTGCTCCTGCTTCGCCTCTTGCGTCTTCGGCGTCTTGGTTAGCATTTCGGCGATACCACCGGCGAACATGCTGATGCCCATTCCTATGAGCGGCGCACCAAATGGGGTCTCGCTAAGAATCACGCCAACAATCACAAGAACAACCCCAAGAACCGCCTTAAAGGCGCCGCCAGCGCCGACGATTATCGGAACGAAGCGAATTGACTTCATCTTGCGCTCCAGCTTGACCGTTTCTTCTTCGAGTTCTTCTTCGCTTCCGTCTTCGTACTCGACAATCACACTGTAGCGGTCGAAGTTTTTAAGCTGTTCTCGAATCCACTTGAATACGCCTGGCTTATTGGCATCGACCATACGCAGCGCTTCAATTGGCGAGCGAACGCTAAGCTCCCACTCGCGCCCGAATTCCTTGCCCATCTGTCCTTCGAGAATTACCTTGGTCAGCATTTCGATTCGTGTCTCAGGTGAAGCATCGTGTGTTTGTGCCAGTAACCAGCGTAGATGTCACGGCGCGATAGGCGCCCGTGACAGTGGTGCAAAATCATGTCGTCGCCAATGTAGATGGCGATATGGTTTGGATTCGCGTGTCCGGTTTGCAGAATGAACAAATCGCCAGGAATGGGTTCGCGGTCAATTAGCTTCACCATCCCTTCGTTCTTCCAGTTCTGCCCAAAGAAGTCGTGGCCTTGCTCCCAAAACTTCTCGATACGCGGGTAATCGCCCAGCGTGATCCCAAACTCTCTGCGGTAGTAGTCACGCACCAGCGACCAACAATCAAGCACGCCAAACACGTATGGGCGCTCAAGGTAGGGCAACTCAAAACCAGAGGGATTAACGACGATAGGCCCGTCAGAAATGAATCCGTCTTCGCTCTTATGGATAGATGTGATGTACCAAGGAAGGCCGGAGTTCTCGCAGCCCACCAAGTCTGCATCTGATGGGCTGTTTGGGCACTCGACGTGCGTGTGCCAGACACCGATGATCTCGCCCTGATCAGCCGCAGCAGCGTAGTCGTGAATGTCCATCACGAAGTTGTTTCTTGGATCTTCCGCGCGGTTTCTGCATACGACCGGCAGAGACTTCTTGCCGACCTTAACCACCAGACCACAAGCCTCGTTCGGGTATTGCGCCTCGCCAAACTCGCGCATTGCGAGTGCCAGGTCTTTAATATCCACGCATCGCTCCTGGGAATCCACCGAACGGCAAAACACCGCCACCAAATCTCGCCTTGCAAGATGACAGTCTTTTTGCGCAGAAGTCATGCTCTTGATATGGTGTTGGGTTGTCGTTCGTATCGACGTAACCGCCAGTCCAACCGCACTCGCCGCTTCGGTATCTCCACGGGCATGCGTTTTGAATGACCTGGCGGTAAGGTAGCATCACGCCCTGCAAATCAAACGCAGAGGCGAGTTCCCACTCGACCACGTAGCGGTTTTCGGAAATCTTCTGGTCAATAAACCAGATGTCATCCTCTAGGTGCTGATTTGGGTCTGCCGATGGATTGCCGCCAGGAAAATTGACCGCATCAAGAAATCGGACAAACGTGCGCTTGCGCGTCAGCTTGCACCCGATAAGGTCATCACTTTGACGAACCGCAGCCGAGAAAATGCCATCGATGTTTGCGACACGAACCTTCGGGCGCGGTAGCGTGCCCTTCGCATTGACGTCGAATCCCTCTGCCTCAACCGGGAGCGCAATGTATTCGACGTTCTGCCATACAACGTGCTGCTGCAACTCGTTTGTTCCAGCATGAAAGCGACCGATTCCAGCACCGACACTTGTCATGTCGATTTCGAATAGCTCGACAATGGCTGTCGGGGCTAGTAGCTGAATTTCAGTTTTGACGCTCACAGATCGAATACCTGCTCGAATGTCGCCGTAACGACGTAGATTCCAAAGTTCTGCTGACTGCTAGACCACTCAGCGCAGGTGTATGTCGCCTCGATATTCATCGGATCTACCCATGCGAATGGCTCGACACCGCCTCGCGCATTGAGAAACGTAAGAATGTCCGTCGCTGTGGCGAGGTTCGTCGTGAAGGTCACATTCCACGACTTCGGCTTCGAGTTGATGCCAACAGGAACGCGAAGCGCGTAGCCATCGCCAAACTTCGTTACCGTCACGTTTGGTTTAAACGTCTGACGCGCCCCGAGATCGGGATTCCAAGTGAAATTAGGCTTACTCATTATATGTCACCCGTGACTTACTTGTAAAGCAGACCGCCTGGGCGCTGCTGAATAACCATTTCTTCCTTGACCACGCCCTTGATGCGGTCGGCAAGTTTTTTCCACACTTGGGCATCCTCGCCAGAAGAACTGCTCTTTTCTGTTCCGTCGTTCTGATTCACCTGAATAACAATGCTGACGTTTGGCGCATCACCGGAACCACCGCCGACAACATTGACACCAAGGCGCCCATTTGCGTCGCGAGCGAGAGGCATAACGGCCTCAGGGCCAGCTTCACCCATTACGCCGAACTTGCCGCCATTGGCGAACTTGAACAGCGTTGGGTCGGCATATACCCCATTGGTGAATGCCCCACCGTTCGCAAACTTGGACAGTTCGCCACTGCTTACGAATGCACCGCCAAGCGCCTTGAGCGTGATCCCATTACCGAGAAATCCACCACTACCACCACCGCCCCCACCGCCAAGTAGGCCACCCAGCAAGCTACCGGCCGCACCTATCACGCTGGAAACCGCACCTCCAATTGCCTTCTGAGCGGAGATTCGCGCGATGTCAGTCAGGATCGAGACCGTGAATTTGCGCCAATCTGCCTTCCCTGTGGTAATAAGTTCGGTCAGTTGATCCATGAACCCATTTGCCCAATTCGCGGTTGCCTGCTGCATGTTCTCGGTCACGTCCTGCCACTGCTTTCCGAGACGTTCGAGCGGGGTTTCAGAATCCTTTTGAAACTTCTTCAGGGCGTTTGCTTTTCTTTCTTCGAAATCGACCGCCAGGGCGAGCAGCTTCTCTTGCTCTTCCTTCTCGTCCATCATTGTTGTCTCTGCGGAAACAATGAAGTCGTCGCGACGACGGCGATACTCTTCTTCCAGCTTGCGGGTCGTCAGTTCGTACTGCTTGCGAATCTTCTCTTGAGAGTTATCGATAAGGTCGATTTCCAGCTTTGCGGACTCGTCAATGGTCGCATTGTGGTACTCGATGTTTGCCTCCCTTGCCGCAACCAGCATTCGCTGGGCGTTAATCAGGCTTAGCTGACCAGTCACGACGCCGCCAAGAAGGGCTTTTTGCTTCTCATATTCGGCAGAAAGCGCCATCATCTTTTTGTTCGCGAATTCAGCACCGAAACCGGACGAGTGGATCTTCTCGTCAAGCATTTCGGTTTCAGACGCGAGCGCTTTCGCGGATGTCTTGGTCGCCCCAAGAGCCGCATCGACCTGCTTCGCTCTTGTTTCGGTTGCGATCAGTTCTTCGTACAGTTCCTTATCTTTGCCCCTGGCATCGATACCCTGCTTCTTCGTGTTGCCCTTCTTGTCCTTGTACGTCTTCGTCAGTTCGCCATTGGCGAGCATCTTCTCGTACTTCTCGCGCACCTCGGTTTCGATCAAATCAACCTTGCTGATCTGACCGCTAACCTGTTGCAGCTTCGCCTCTGCAATTGTGAGTTCTGCCTTTGCGTCGTTCAGGTGCTTCTCAAGACTACCAACGACCGGAACGCGCGAAGAGCCGCCACCCTTGTCATCTTTCGACTTGACGCTAACGTATGGCGTGCCAATTTTCTCAGGGTTGATGCCCTGAAGCAGAGTCTCCCTTGCCTCGTTGAGCGCCTTGATCTTGGCGAGCGCTTGGTCTGCTTTTTCCTTGCCAGCGTCGCCGAGACGACCAGCGGCGTCGAACTCAGCGGTTACAGCGGTCAGGCGGCTGTCGATTTCGAGCAACTTCGAATCACGGTTCGCTACCGCATACTTCTTCGTCGCTTCGGATTCCTCAGTTGCCTGGCGCTTGACCTCTTCCGAGTATTCCTTGCTGCCCTCTTTGAGCTTAGACAGGCGTTGCTTGTTTTGGGCGTCGCGTTCCTTCTTTTCATTCTCGAACGCGCGCTGCCAGGCATTTGCGTTGCCTGTGTTCTTCATGTCGAGCAGGGCGTTTTCTTGGGCTACCGCATCATCGATACCCTGCTTCTTGATGTTGTATTCCTGACGACGCTCAAGTTCCTCGATCTCAGCAAGACGCTTTTTGTTGCTATCCATGCGTCGCGTGATTTCGGTTCGATTGAAGCCTTTCTCAAGATGCTTCTCGTCCTTCTCGATTTGCCCCTTGAGGTCTGCCTTTTCTTCCCTTGTTTCGGCAAGCTCTTTTGCGTCAGCAACGCCCATCCAGGCATTCTTGGCGCGGTTAGCAGCCCTCTCTGCTGCATTGGCATACTTGTCCCAAATGTAAATCGCCCCCATGATGATGCCGGTGACGATCATGATCGGGCCACCGAGGGCATTGAACACGCCCATTAGCCCGGCCAGCTTCCCGCCAGTCGCAACGGCAGCAGCACCAGCGGCATTCATTTGGGTGATAAGCGCGCGTTCAGCAACGACATTCGCTTCGACGACGGCAAGACGCGCCTGAAGCGCGGCGATGTTCTGCTTATAGAGCGCCCCGCCAGTCATCCCGTACAGGGCGGTTTGGGCGGCGAGATTCTTCTCGATCATCGCGATTTCCGCAGTCATCATCGCGGTCATCTTGATGTTCTCGTTTGCCTTTACTGCAAGTTTTGCGTTCGAGGTGGCGGTGTATTCGGCAGCGCTCTTTGCGTACACGAGCGAAAGTGTCGAGAACTCTGCCTTCAGGGTCGCGAACGTCGCAACCAACTTCGAGGCAGCGAAGGCGGCGATCAGCGTTGCGCCAGCGATCTTCACTTCGTCATAGAAGCGAATTACGAACTGGATCGCGTCCTTGAACGCGACAGCGAATCCTCCAACAACTTCAGACAGGTCTGTTCCAAACTTGCGTGCGGTGTTCGAGTCGAACGAGGCAAGCAAGTCTTCAATTGCCTTCTTTGCATCTGCAAATGCGCCCTGCCCGCTATCGCCCCCCGCGAGTTCGTACTTGAAGAGCGACCACTTGGTATTGAGCTTGGCGAGCATGCCCTCCCATGTGTCCATCATCTTCGAGGCAGCACCCTCGTTCTCGAACTGCATAACGGCGAACATGCGCTCAAGGGCAGATTTCGCCTCAACCTCGCCATTCGAGATTGACTTGACGAGATCGGACATCGACTTGCCAACACCGGTCGCCATCATATTGATCGCTGTCGGCACGGCTTCGCCAAGCTGCTGTCGAAGTTCTTCCATCGACACGACGCCCTTACCTGCCATCTGCTGAATAGCAATTGAGGCGCGGTGAAGTTGTTCGGAGTTACCGCCGAATCGAGCGACAGAATCGACCAGCGCCTTCATCGACCCGTTCATGGGATCGATGCCGCCAGATTTCAGCTTTACGAACGAATCGGTGAGCGCCTTGACATCGAATGGCGCGTTCTGCGCCATGTCAAAGACGAAGTTTCTGCCCTTCTTTGCATCAGCAACTTTGTCGGTCGCTGTGCTAAGCCCCTCCATGAGCTTAGTCATTCGCTCAATTTCGCCAGAGGTCTTGACGATAGAGAGCGGCAAACGCAGGAACACGTCATGAAAATCGAGCAGCGCAAAGCGTGCTGTCGCCGCCATAATCATGAAGTGACGAAATGCTGTACCGACACCCGTCAGGTGTTCTTCAACGCGCTTTGTGCTTGTTGCGGTATCCGTGAGCGACTTGCGTAGCTCTTTCAGTAGAACGTCGGCGTTTTTGACCTGGACAGTGAATTCACGACTGTCCATCGTCAAACCAATCGAAATATCGTCGCCGACCTTCACACTCATTTCAGAACCTCGTTAGTTTTTCATGCCGCCATCGCCTTCAGCTTTTGGAAGCCTTCTTCGTCGCGAACCGCAGCAGCCATTGGATTGACCCTGGCGATCTCGCCCATTTCAACCACAAGGTTTTCTCGGGTTTGCCTCATTGCGTCGCCAGCCTGGGCGCTCGCTGCGATCTCAAGAGCGCGCATGTCTTTCTCTGCGCTGAGTCGCGGTACGTTTGAGTTCAGAAGCCAAAATGCGTCGATTGGGGTATTCATCAATTCGCGATACCCCAACCCGTAGAAGTGCAGGACTCGACAGAAGACATAGCCAAAGTCCAGCGCCTCAATTGGCGGTCGTACTACTTTTTTTCGCCACCTTCTGCGTCAGCAGATTCGGCAACCTCATCGTCCATTTCGCCACGCAGGAACTTGCTGATGGTGACGAGTTGTTCGATGCTCAGCTTGCGCAGGGACTTCGCCGGGCAGGACGGAACCGAGCGCTGAATCATTGCGATTGCGGCTTCGAGTTGGTCGGCAAAGGTGGATTTGTCATTCGCTTCGAGAGCGGCTGCTTCCTTGGTAGTCTCGATGAAGTTCTCGACTGTCATTTCCTCTACTTCGTACTGCTCACCATTCAGCGTCAGGGTGCGCTTCGATTTCGAGAGGGAATCCAGATTCAGTGTCTTCATTGCTTGTTGCTCCTAGAGTTGTTAAAACGGGTGCCCGAAAGCACCCGCCGCAGTCACGGGTGACTGATGCTATTAGATAGCGGTCGTATCGCCCACGGCAAACAGCTTGCCGTTGGTGTCAGGGTAGCCATTGAACTCGGTGTTGTAGATGCGCTCGTCTTCCAGCTTGTAGGCGAAGTTCAGGGCACCAGCGGTCGCGGCCTTGAAAACGGTGAAGTCTTCGGACACGTCGATGTCTGCCTTGGAGATCGGATGCAGAACCAGCGCTTGAGCGATGTCGAGCAGGTTGATGCCGACGCCGGTCGAGACGTTGACAACCTTCTTGGTCGGGGTAACGCTGTCGGTTACGAGAACGGCACCAGGCATGATCTTGACGAGGTTATCGAGGGTGGTTTCTGCCAGCGGACACTTCACGGTCACTTCGCGACCCATGATGTATTCGTTGATCGGGGTTTTGCCAAACTGATCGACGTTCACCTTGTGGGTGTCGGTCTTCACGGTCACTTCGACGCCGCCTTTGGTGTAGCCAAGATCGATGCCATTGAACTTGATCTTGCACACGCCCAGCTTTACGTTATGAATATCACTTGCCACGTTTTTTGCTCCTTGCAAAGAGTTGGAAATAAGTCACGTCTGACTTACTCGGCGACTATACCATAAATCGCCGAAAAATTCACGCTGAATTCGGTATTTCCGCCTACAGATGGTTGATATGAAACAGGTTCCGTCAAGGGGCGAATGATTTTGACGGTCATTCCAGGAAGATCGACCTCCTTCATAGTCAGGAGGGCAGATGCTTCTTCCGCGAGGGCTTTCACTTGGGAATAGTTTTTCCCACGCACCGCCATCTGAAAGCGACCGCGACGCAGTGCTGGAATTTCACCATCGATCTCGATCCCCGAGAAGCTGTCCTTGAGCATAAGGCCAAGTGGAATTTCGAAAGGCATCTTGTTGATGAACAGCGTACTTCCCTGCTTGAGAACCGAAATGTTCTCTTCCAGGTAATCGATTAGAGGCTCGAAAATCATTTGATCGAATCCTTGATGATCTGACGGGCGCGGTAGTAAATCTGCGGGCGATGTTCCTCAACCGCGCGTTCGAGAAACTTGCCACCAACGTCATGTCCCGAAGCTGCCTTCTTGCGCGAGTATCGGTACGGATATTTCGGGTTGTAGATGTCGCCAGCGAACCCGCTGCCATACGGGGCAAGCCCTTCGTGCATCAGAAGCATGTATTCGCCGACCGGTGTTCCATCTGGCTTTGCGCGCGACCCGTCGATATAGACGAACACCTCGGAACGACCGTTGATACCGGTGCGCTGAGATTCGCAAGTGATTGCGGACTCAAGAGTCCCGCCATCTTCATCATCGGGCGCTACAGGCGCGTTGCTGCGGGCTTTGTCGCGAATCACCATGCCCTGCTCTTTCATCATGGCCGCCACACCGCGATGGGCACGGTCGCCGATCTGTTCGATCTTGGCGAGAATGCCCTCGATGTCACATCGGACTTCACTCAATCGAACACCCGACCTCGTAATGATCCAGGCGGCCCATGACATCCATGCGGTGACGAACGGAAATAACCCTGAGTTGCATACCACGCAGGGTGATGACCGAATCGAACTCGGGCTGAATCTTCTTGCTCAGCAACAGCACAGCATCCGCGACCAGTTCATCAGCATGCCCTCGGGTTGCCCCGCTGTCAGCGCGAACGGTAGAGTGCTGTACCTTCCCCATGAGCTTCACAATGGCGCACACAGAGGGCACGGGAACGCTGAATTTGGGCGCTCCATAAACGTCGTTGCTCGTCTTCACCGACACCTTGCAGGGCACGTTCATTGTGATTACAGGCATGTTATGACCTTGTTAGGCGAACGCGGGTGGAGACGAACTTCGCCAGTTCTTTCATCGCACGTTTGCAGACCGCGCCTTCGATTGCCTTTGCTGGGCGGAAGAATTGCTTCGCTTCACCAACGGACATCGACATCAGGCCAGCGCGGCGGTACTCACCAATGGCGTCACCACCAAGCAGAAAGTCGGCTTCGAGGATCTGAGCGCGACAGATTGCGCTCTTGAAGTCAGCCGGTAGGGAATTCCATTGATCGACGCTCGCGAGCGTCAGATTCTGGTACGCATCGAAGACGTAGCGAAAACGAAGCTGTTCGATGTTTCTGCGTGCCGCGATCAGCGCTGCGATACGTTGCGCCTTCGTGTTCTCGTTCCAACCTGGAAGGTTGGGAATTTCGTAAGAGAGAAAAACAGCCTTGTTGTACGACTGAAAGCTATTTACACCCTCAACAAGCACCTCGTCCGACTCGACTTGATACCCGTATTCGGACTTGATTGTTCCAACCTCGGTCAGAATGTATAGCTCGACAACGCGCAGCGCCCTGAATTCGTCAGGGGCGAGCGTGTTGTGTTGGGCGGGAATCTGAATGGTTACAGACTCGTCGCCCTCGGCGAATGTAGCAGCAGTCCTGGCGACCAGCACCGTTTCGTTTTGGTCGATAAGTCGATACTCGACCGACTGAGCGACGATTGGCAATCCGTCAGCATCGACAATCGGAATACTGACGGTGACGGGCGTGCCGCCAAGATATGCTTGCATTGTTATTCGCCTTCGTTCTTGCCAGCGCCGTCGTCAGACTGACCTTCAGGCAGCATTTCAGCAACCGGTGCAGCCGGAGCTTGCTTTTCGAGAATCAGTTCGATCAGCTTCGCAATACTGGTGCCCTTGACTTCGAGCTTGTCGCCAATTTCACGCAGAGCAGCGATACCGCCCTTGTCGGCGACACCTTCTAGCTCTTCTTTGGAATACTGCTTGAGCGGTTCAGACATGAGTTCCGCAATCAGGGAGACTTCGGACGGGGTAAGCACGGGAGTTCCCGCCAGAATCTCTTCCATCGTTTGCAGGTTTTGGGAAATGCACGGCTTGTTTTGCATATCCGCATCCAGTTCAAGCGCACCGACGCTTTCACCGCTCTCTTCTTCGACCACGCGGATATTCCCGCTGATGATGTTTGCCTCGATGTGCGAAACGTCACCGACGCTCACGCCATTTTCGAAGAGGACGATGCCAAGATTGCCAGAGAAGCCTTCCCAGCCCGGTTCTGTGATTTTCAGTTTCATTGATTTTCCTTCGGATGTAAAAAAGGCGAGGGGGAAACCCCTCGCCCCTGTAAGGCAGTCAGTCGTGACTGACTTAGACGTTCGTGATACCAGCCAGGCGGGCCAGCGACTTGCTCGACTTCAGAGCAGCGCCGCAGTACCACTTGACGCGGATGCGGTCGGCATCCTTGTTTTGCACGGTGCCGATGGACTCGACACGCAGACCGGCGTCGGCGCCGCCATACAGACCATGCAGGCCATCAACTTCGTTCAGGCGAGCAGCGTAGATGGAGCAGGTTGCGCCACCAGTTTGCGAGGTGACGGCACCAGCGGTCATCGTTTCGACGCCCGGCAGGAAGTCATTCACGATGATAGGCACGCCATTGTGGGTCAGCATCGGGCGACCGAAGTTTTCCATCATGACTTCAGCGGCGGAGGTGCCACCACCAGTGGTACGCATCAGAGTGCGGAAGGCGCGAACCGTGCCGCGACGCATAATCAGACAGTCGGCGCCGTTCGGAACGGTGTCGAGCAGTTGGTCGAGCATCGAGAGGGTCAGAGCGGCACCGGTGCCGCCAGCGGAGACGGTTTGAGCGGCGCTGGAGTCGGCGTTGGTCATCAGAGCAGCCAGACCGTCGAACTGCTTGGCGTTCGAACCGTTGTTGCCGTTGGCCAGGGCGTCGTGGTACAGGCGACCGACGGCCTTTGCCTTCTTGGCGATTTGCGTGGAGAGTTGGTCGTTGGTGTCGGATTCGGTTTCTTGCAGGAACTTATCGACATCCACATCACCAGCGATGATGCGCAGCTTGGCGATGATTTCCTTGAACGGCACAGCGCCTTCGATCACGGTATCGTTCGGATCGAGGAAGGTCGGCAGACCGGAACCCTGGGTGACGTTGTTCTGTGCGCCAGTGTCTTCACGGTGGTAGACATAAGCCTTGGAATTGACACGAACGAACGGGAGAACGGAGAACAGGTCATCACGTTCGATGATTTCATCGATAACGCCAGCAACCATTTGGTTGTTCGACAGCTTATCGGCTTCTACTTTCAACAGCGGCATTTTGTTCCTTTTCTAAGAGAATTTGGATTCACTTCAATTGCGTCACGGCAATCAACTTCTCAGGTCTCTTAGAGTAAGTCATCGCTGACTGAATCAGGAGGCGAATATATACCATTCGCCTCCTGTCGTCAAGCGTTATTTCTTGCCGAGTGCACCCTTGCTCAAAGCAGCGGCAATGCGGTCTTTGCCGGTCGGTTGCTCGAAGCGTTGGTCAGCGGTTTTCGCGTTTGTTACGGTCTTGCTTCCCGCGCCTGTCTTCAGCTTGCTCTTCAGCAGTTGGGCAGCGTCAGGATCGTTGCGAACGATCTTCTCGATAGCTGCCTCGAAACTGAGCGGGTCGCCCTTTGCATCGACCAAAGCAACGCGGGTCGAATCACCAGCGGGCTTGTCGTAAGCAACGACGCCATCTTCGGAAAACTCGAAGTGGGCACCGAACAGCGCGCGGGCCTTGCCTGGCGCGATCAGTTCGTTCTTGATGAAGTCAGACGACGCGAAGGCATTGCCAACCGTGAGTTCGCCGATCTTCTTTTCGAGCTTTTGCAGCTTGGTTTCGCGCTCGGAAATTTGCGATGCGAGCGTGGCCTTTTCCTTTTCGTGGCCTTCGACCATCTGCTTCTTCAGGCTATCCCACTGGCCCTTTTCTTCCAGCTTGCGGGTTTCCTCGCTTTGCTTTTCAGCAAGCAGGGCGCGCACGCCGTCAGCGTCGATGCCGTCGAACTTCTTGACCTGAGCTTCCAGCGCGGCGATCTTGTCGCTCGCTTCTTTCAGCTTGGTCTTCTTGTCCATCACTTCCTTGAGCAGACGCGCTTCTTCGTCGCTCGGGCCGGTTTTGCCAGCAGCTTTCGCGGCTTCAGCTTCGGCAGCAGCTTTCGCGGCTTCAGCTTCGGCAGCGGCTTTTGCAGCTTCAGCTTCGGCGGCAGCCTTTGCGGCGTCATCGCCAGCGTTCCCACTAGCGCTACCCTCGGTGCCATCACCAGCTTGATCCATGTAGCCGAGATTTCCGAGCATGCGTTTCAACAGATAGTTCATTTGTTTCCTTTCAGACCAGTCTCTTGGTCATCGTTGTGTTTGAGCGAGATTCACTTCTCGCCGGTTATTTCGGAGACTTCTTGGCTTGCGCTTTCGAGGTTTCCTGTTTCATCACCCCACCCACCGTAGTTGCCGATCCTTCCGGTTTTGGCTTTCCTGTAGCTGGGTCGATTGCTTCTGGCTTTGGCGGCCATGTCTTGAGTTCAGCAATCATCTTCTTGCGCAAATCAGCCTTGAGTTGCGGGAATAGCTTGTCGATCAGGGATTCCATCTGCTGACGACGCACGCTCTCTGGTGCGGCAATCAGAGACAGTTGGTTTGCGATTCCGAATTCATCGTGAAGGCCGCGCACGTCGAAGTTGTCGGGGTAGGAAACAAGGTCGTCACTTACCGTTTCGCCAGACCACGCGGCAACAAACTTGCACAGCTTGTTCTCAATGTCTTCGAGTGAGTCAGCCTTCGCAGCGAGCAGTGAATTCACACGCTCGAAGTCGTAGGCTTTTGCGACACCAGACGAGTTGTCGATACCTTGGGAGTTGTCTTCCTTGGTACGCTCACCAGCCAGGCCGACCGTGTGGTAAATCTCATTCACGATCTTCGAGATCACCGCCAGGATGACCTCCGCCTGCTTTACGTCAGGGCTGATGTACTCGGGCTTGCCGCCACCTTCGCCATCGAAGGTGAATGCGCGCTTGGTGCCCATTTCAATCAGCTTGTCGTATCCGGTTTCGCCAGGAACAAGCCCTTGCGCCGGAATGACCAACTGACTGAAGGTTTGATCCTGAATGATGGCATCCAGGTTCGAAAGGTAGTTCGCAACGGCGCGGTCGAGATATGCGACATCATCGATCAGCGACGGTGAGGTGTATTGCTCGTCAGAGCAGATTGTGTTATTCGCGGCGAAGACAGGCACGAATCCGAGATCGTGGGTGTAAGGCCCATCTACCTCGATGGTGACTTTTTGACCGTTTTTGTTCGCGGTGAATAGCGTCCAGGTGTCGCGTTCCCAAAGACGATAGCGATCAATCATCTTTCCGCTTGATGTGATCGGGTCTTCGTCATCGCGAACCTGCTCATGAATCAGAATCCAGTTCAGTTCGCCTTCGTCGTCATACGACATATCAAGCGCATGCTCCGGCGTGACGATGTACGAATAGGTGCGGGCAATGCCGTCCTTCTCGTCTGCCTTGGATACAACTTTCGGGGTCTCGCCCTCTTCCGTCTCGCCAGTTCTGGTGCTATCGACAACAACCCACACGCGCCCATAGGTGGAGGCGCGATTCGACACGCGCTTCGCGTAATCCTGGATCGACATCTTGTTCAGGGTCGCTTCTTTCCAGAACTTCTTGACCGACTCGGGGGAATCTTCCGAGCGCTTGATTTCCATCTTGAAGATGTACTTATCGACCAGATCCACTACCTCGCGGGTGTGGTTGAATCGATATGCGCGCTCGACGCGATCCTTGTATTCCTTATCGCCTTCCTTGATGTAGCGGAAGATGTTTTTGTCGAACCACTCGCGACCACCCTCATAGCAGTCCTCCAGAAACTCCCAATGCGGCAAGGTTTCTGTGTACTCAGGGTGACGGCGCTCAAGAAACTTCTTGAGCATTCTCTGATTGGCTTCTTCGGACGATTTCATTTGCGGAATATACCTCACGGGTGACTTACTTGCAAGCCTTATATTGACACGCCAGCAATTTCAATTTTACGAACCGGGAACTGGTAGTGAATGCAGTAACCAAGGGCATCGCCGCTGTGTTCGACATCTGCATCCTTGTCGATCTCACGGCACCCTTTCTTGTAGATCGTCTGCTCAAGCGAAGCGATCAGGTGACGACACTTTGGGTCGATATACAAGCGAATCTTCCCATCAGCAGCCTTGAGCATGCGATTGACCGCATTGACGCGATCAGCAATGGGCGGGTGCTTGCGGTGAAAGCGCTGTTTCTTGAATCCACGCTCCCTGAAGATGTCCAGGTCAGACTCCCCGCGCGCATGCTGACGATAAGCACCGGCAGGGTCAGGGAACAGAAACACGTTGTCGATGTTGCGCCAATATCTACGCTCAAGCTCGTCGCAAACCTCTTCCGTGTTCGATCCGCGCAGCACGATTTCATCGACCACCCAAACGCTTCCATCTTCTTGCGGCTGAATGATGACGCTCGACATTGGGTCAATGTTGAAGTCTTGCCCTGTCCAGATCGGCAACTGCGGATTGAACGGGCAGTTCCTTACGTGGATCTTGCGATCAAACGGGTGATACACGCGGCCAGACATCGTTTCGAACGATGCGTTGAATTCCTGGTTGAAGCTCTTCTCGTCCATGTCGTGCATCGCTGCCTCGACTTCCTCGCGTGGAATGAACGGAGAGGTCATCGTCGGGAACTGCCAGGACATCCATTTACCGGCGAGAATGTTCTCGGGTTTTTGCCCGAGTACATAAAGCTCGTACAGAAAGTTGTATGCCTTTGGCGTTCCGATGAATAGCGCATGCCCGCCCGTAGATGCGAGCGTCGGACGCAAAACCTTCGACCACGCTTCTGGATCGATGTCTTGTACTTCATCCATCACAAGAAAGTGGATACCGACACCACGCAGGGAGTCGGGATTATCTGCACCCTTGAGTTCGATGCGTGTGCCATTCACCAGCTTAACGGAGAGCGTCGTCTCATTGATCTTCGCAATCCAGCGACGCGGAATAGCCGCGATCAACTCGGGCCACATAATCTGCTTCGCCATGCGATACGACGGCGCAACATACCAAATCAAGCGATTCTTGATTCGGGCATATTTGAGAATGCTGATCTTCGAAAGCTGTGTCTTGCCCCAGCGACGACCGGCGACGACGACCTTAAAGCGCGAGCGCGCCTTGAAGACCTCCATCTGGCGCTGGTGAAGAAACAGGTGAGAAGACAAAATCGGAGTCATCAGTCTTCCTCGACTCGATCTTCCTCGTTCAAGTCCTTCATTAGCTCTTCGTCGCCAAGCGGGTCATTCAGACCAAGCTCGTCATCTGCCATGAGTGAACGCTGGTGCAGTTCTTCGATGTCTTGTGCGGTGAGTTCCTGAACAACAAGCTCCGGCAGCGGCTTGTCTTCGTTTTCGTCTTCAGGACGAATTCCAAGCAGGATGTACTTTTCTTCACGCACCATCTTGAAGATGCGCGTGCCCATTTCGAGCGCCTTGAGGTCTGTCGCAATGGTGGCGAAAGCGCGATTCTCGGCCTTTGCGCGGCGAATCGTGTCCCACGTCAGTTTGCCGATCACATCGATGTATCGAAACTGCTCCTCCTTGCTGTCCTTAATTCGCTTCGCGAGAATGGTCGCATCATCAACAAGCAGCTTATCGACTGCCTCTTTGACCTTTGCCTCTGTAGCGGCTTTATCGGAACCCTTCTCGATCCCACTTTCCTTGAATAGACGCAGGAAGGTGGTGCGATCACGCTTAAAGCGAATCGCCAGGTCATCGACAGTTACCGTTCCAGATTTCCAGAGAGTTATCGCTTCGGCCTTCTCGGCAGCCGTCAGGTGTCGAACCCGTGCGCGCTTTTTCTCCGGCTTTGTTTCTTCAGCCATTGTCTTTTCCTAGACAAAAAAATGGACGCGAAGTGGTCGCGTCCAGGATCGGAGGAGAACTACCATGCAACAGGGCAGGACTGTATCCTACTTCCGCAACATTGTCAATCAGTCGTGACTTACCATTGAAGCGGAACAAATCCCCTCCCGCGACCTTCGTTGAAAATTCCTGAAGAACAGGAAACTGGTGAAATAATGACATTGACAACCTTATAGAATTTTATGAATATGGAATGCAAAAATCTCTCTTTACTCCCGCGATCTGCTTGAAAAACAGTAAGTTAGAGAGATTTTGGCGTTTACTTGGGAAGTTTTTGCATTCCCCTATATATATACACCCTTCAACTTCTTTACTTCTTAACTTTGTAAAACTCAAAATGTGAAAATTTATGCAGAATGTATAATGTTGAAAACTTCCCAAGTAAGCTCCGGGTGACTATATGTCCAGGTGCGAAAGCTCCATGTCTTCGATATAGGACGGATCGTGGTATCCCATCATCTGCATGGCGACACGGGAGGGAATCAAGATCGTTCGCCTGGCACCCCTTCGCTTCTCATGGTCTTTGGTCAGCAGTCGGTGATTGACGAGGGCGCGGATCGAGAACTGCATCGAAGCCTTCGTTGTGTGGTAGGCGATTCGTTCCAGTAATTCATCGAGATCACATGGAATGAGTTTCCCGTTTTCGTCTTTCCCGTTTCCGTGGCATAGCACGGTCAGAATCTTGTATTGCTTGTCGGTAAGCCCGCGTGCTGTATTTACGCTCATTTCAGAGCCTCCAAGTTGAGTGGTTCATTTGGTAGTTGATTGTCGAATGCAAGAATTGGGAGACGGCGCGGTAGTTCCCTGTCAATGTCGGGGTTCTGGAAGATCCAGTAGATTGTCGCCCCGAAGACAATCTGTGCCGTCTGTCGAACGATGTATCCGATGTCCAGGGAATTCACACGCGACATCCCGAGATCCATCTTGTCGCCAGACTTCTCCATAGCGCTGTTCTTCTGGTAGAACTCTCTCAGCTTTCTCTCCATCACCGCGCGAACACCATCAGGCATAGCTGCAAGCTCTTGCAAGACCGCCGTTTGATCGCAGGGGTGGGAGACGAAGTTCGCTTTGAAGAAATCAATTCCAACCTCAAGCGCGTTCGCTGGCTTCGGTTTGATGAACTTCATCCCGGCCTTGATTGAGAATGGGTTGAATCGCCCCATTGAGGAATTCGACTCGACAACGCGAATGCCCTTGTCAGCGCAGTACATGCGGTAGGCAAGATTCTTGAAGCGATACGCAATGCCAGCGGATCGGAACATCGTGTCAAGCACGGTGCGGTTGTTCCAGGTCATGAACTTGTTGATCTGCTGCATGCGGCGCTTGTTCATGATTGTCGTGTCGCGCCCGCCGCCCTGATTTGGCTTCATGTGAGGGAAAACCTCGTTGCGCCCCTTGTTGAGTGGCATCGGGTTCGAGAAAACCATGATCCCGATCAACTGACGCTCGCCAGCATGCTCATAGACGCATCGCATGAACCTTGGCCCTGCGGCGAGGTTGTGGCCCTTGTAGTGAAGCTCACAGAGGGCTTCCCAATCGCTTTTGTCGCCCCATTCGACATAGATGTGGTCAAGCAGGGACAGCTTGTGCTTTCCGGCGTCCTTGTTGCGAACGATTCTTGTTTGTTCGATTTCGTAGCTCACGTCTTTTCCAGTCTTTTGGAGAGGTTGCGCGCACGTTCTAAAGCTCCCTCGATTGCCTTGAGAAGCTGATCTGTCGTAAGGTGAATGTACGATTCGGGCTGATCGCGCTTGTCGGACAGAACCGTCCTTGGCTCATTTGCGAACCTGAAGCGCCTGGAAAGAACGTGTTCGTAAAACCATATCGAACCGGCAATACCAGCAGCACCGCCCGCAGCGCAGACAACAAACGCTTGCCACGTACCAGCGGCGGCATACTTTACGAACGTGAAGTTCGCTGTAGAAATGCCGATGCTGGTTATGATCGCGGCGATATAGCGCCCGGCAATGACGTTCTTCGACTGTAGTCCGAGCAGGAAGACCATCGCGAAACTTGCGACGTACATCAGCCCATAGTCGGCGAGCGTATGCGTCATGCCGTTACTGCGCCAGGTGGCGGCGGCAGATCATCATCGCCTGGGTAATGCCAGATCGTGAAGAGGAAGAAGGTTGCGATTAGGATCATCACTTCGCGAACTGCCTTTCTCACTTGATGACCTCCCATTTGCGCAGGTAGTTTTCACACATTGCTTCGCCCTGTGCGCCAACAAATGCGTTGGTCTTTTCGCCGTCTTTGTTCAGACAAATGACGGTAGGGACGGTGCGAATGCCATAGCGCTCGAATTCAGCTTGCGTTTCGGCGGACGCCTCGACAACTCGAAGTTCGAATCCGTGCATTTCTTGCAGGCGCATAAGCGTCGGCTTGAGTTGGCGGCACGGGATACAGGTTGGGCTGGTAAAAATCACTACTTTCATTACATCACCTTCAGGAGCATTTCGTTGAGTTCATCACGGGTAACTTGTCGTTCCGCGACCTTTTGTGCGGCACTTTCAACCGCCTCGATGCGCAGCTTTTCGCGGTAGCGCTTTTCGATGTAGAGATCAGGCCCAAGGTCTTGAACCATGTCTGTGTGCGTCGTTGCGACGATCAGCGTAGCCCCGGCCTTGCGCGCGGTCTTTTGAACCGAGTAGGCAATGACCTTCGCTGCGGTGCGGTCAAGAACGGCCATGAATTCGTCTGCAACCCACACGTCCGCCTTCGTCTCGATTGCCTTCGCAAGTCGGAATCGATAGCGCTGGCCGTCAGACAGTTCGCTCGGGCGGCGAACATACAGGTAGGCATCGTTGATGCCAGCTTGGGCAAGCAGGCGAATCGCGTCGTTCGTGTTTGTTCCGATCTGGTCGATCAGAGGGCGGCTGTTGTCGATCTCGACGTGATCCAGGTTGATGACCTTCTTGCCGCGCTCAGACATCTGTCGTTCGAGATCCTTGAGCAACAGGGACTTGCCGGAACCAGACTGCCCTGTGATGTAGACGACATCGCCCTGCCTCACTTCGAGTTCCAGGTTGTCGAAGATGACGAATTCCTTGTCGTCCAGGCCGATCCCGAAGGACTCTGCAACTTCCAGGATGCGCGAAGAGCGGGCAACGTGCGTTTTGAATCGCTTGTCGATAACATACAAATTTTCAGACATTTGCTTTCTCCATTGCTCTTCTTGCGGATTGCGCGGCACGCATTCTTGCTCTTGTTTCATCTGTAATTGGTGGTCTGGTTGTTCCGGTTTTCCCGCGAGATATTGCAGCGCACTCTTCAGGCGTGCGCTTGCGACCGCGATGGGCATTTCCTATTGCTAAACGCTGTTCTCTTGGCATTTCTTTTCCTGCGTGTGCCTGAGATAACGCATGTCTTGTATGCTCACCAACGATGCGACCCCTCATTAGCTCCTTTGCTTCTTCGGTATGTTTGTATCCGGTATTTGCTCTGGATAATCGCTCTTTTGTCTCGTCAGTATGTTTGTACCCAATCGTGCTTCCTGCGATTTTTAGAATATTGAATCCCGTCTCTACAGGGTTAAATTCATCAATAAATTTTTGCTCCGTCTCGATAAGCATTTCTCGCACGCAGTATTTCAGAATGACAAATTCAAATGAATCCTCCCCATATTTGCTCCACGAGTTCTGCAATTTTGGGTTTGGGTGAATCCCGCTTCTAAGTTTTCGGAAATGCTCGCGCTTTCGTCTTGATAAATTAACCGCGCTCCCGATGTATATCTTTCCGCTATCTTTGTGTTTAATTGCGTAGATTCCTGATCGCTTGTCGATTAGGTAGATGTCGCTCACGGTTTCGGCCCCTTTGACACGGCGATGATGAACACAAGCGAAAGTGCAAACGGGGCAAGCAGCATTGTCATAAGCAGGAATGTCATTGCTTTTCCTTGAATGTCAGCAAGCTCTGCCACCAGGCAACAGCATTTGGGTTGTCCTGCCAAAATGCACACAGACCGTTCGCACCCTTGGTGGTGTATTCCTCTTCCGGGTCGTCTGGCGATTCGCCGCAGCAATGCCACCAGTGAATGCCGTGCAGCACTTCATGGATGAATGTGTTCGCCAGGTTTTGTGGCGTCATGCCAGGTCGCAGGCGAATCTTTTGGTTGATTGGGTTCATGTGACCGAACGCACCGTCTGCTTCTGCGTCCTCAAATTCATGAACCTCGACGCGGAACTGATAGCAGCCGATACGAACCGTCTTTGGGACATTCTTGTAATGTTGGTCACGCATGACTGATTTCTCCGACAAGGCGCTTGATGAATTCCATAAATGCCTCTTCGCCCGTGCGGGTGCCGCTCTCTGCTTCCAGTTGAGCCATGAAGCGATTGATGTAGATCAGGTCGGAACCATTCACTTCCTTGAAGCCAAGCGCCTTCGCGATTGCAACGCGCTTGCTTCCCGACGCCTCAATCTTCTCGTTGGTGTTCGCTTGCTGCTCGTCCATCACCGTGTCGAGATCGCCAACGAATACGTCTTCGTTGATCGTCATGATGTCAGCCACCGCAAAGTCGAGTTCCTTCTTGTCGAAGATGTCGCCGAGCAAGTCGCTGCCGATGTCGCCGAGATCGATCAGTTCTTCCTGGAGGATGTCGTTGTCGAGATCACCGATTGCAGCACGGTTGTCCGCCAGGCGGAACGCGCGCGCCTCTTCCGCGCTCATGTCATCAACCACGACGACAGGAACGTGCTTCAAACCAAGCTCGATAGAAGCAAGGCGACGACCGTGCCCTGCGATGATTACGCCAAAAGAATCGACAATGATCGGATTGCCTCGCCAGCCAAATTTGCGAATTGACGCAGCGGTGCGGGCAACCTGTTCCTTGCTGTGCTTTTTGGCATTCAGCGGGTACGGGTAGATGGTGGTGATGTCACGCAGCACGGGCTGCTTGTTATCGATATTCATGCTGCGATTTTCCAATCTTTGTGGATTCTGATTCTTGGGAGCTTTCGCTCCCCCTTTTCCTGCATTAGTGCGCCTGGGTCGTCAGGCTCCCACTGATCTGCGTCATTGCATTCGTCGCAAATAGCCTCTTCGACGTGGTAGAACGCGCAGCTTTCGCAATCGGGGAAGCGTGCCATTACTTGATTCCCTTGAGCAGATGAACCAGTGCGTTGCCCGCGTTGGTCATCGAGTCGTCGTCCGTGAAGTTCTGCGTCTTCATCGTCAGTTCGATCAGCTTTTGAATGAAGTCAGAGTCCTCAACAGGAATCTTGAAACGCATGATCTGGTGCGTCGCGGTTCCCTTCATTTCGGGCAGGCGCGGGATCGTTCCGTCATCTTCGGGAATATCCAGGTCTGTGAGGTCTATACTTGATGCAGAGAACAGGTGTTCGAGTTCGTCGCCCGAGTAGGGCATGAAGCTGAGAATTTCGCTTGTATCGCCAAGATCCTTCAATAGCTCTGCCAGCGAAAGCGGGTCATCTTCACCATATCGACCGTTATCGACCAGCCCGATCTCTTTTGCCTTCTGATCGGTGATGCTGCCGAGGTCGATTACAGGAATGGAGGTGTGCCCCATGCGCTTAGCGACAGACCATCGATGTTCGCCACCGATGATTTCAAGCATGCCGTCAGGCAATCTGCGGGCAAGAATCGGGCGGAAGAATTCGAGACGCTTCAGTGAGGCTTCGATCTTCTGTTCGTTTTCTGGTGTTACGACATTCGTGTTCCAGGGATTCGGCTTGAGCGAATCGATTGGAGCATCGATCATTTTCAACATGGTCATGCTTTCATTTGGCCTTATAGTTCGATAGAATACTAAGTCACGGCTGACTTTAGCAGAGAATAGGGTATAAGGCAATAAATGACAATCGTCCAGATCGCGCACAATGCAGTAACGGCAAAGCTCATAGGGGCTTCAAGAGAGGTCAAACTTGAGGTTCAGCGAGTGTTGTCCTACCGCGTCGCCGGTTGCGAACACATGGCTGCATTTCAGTCGAGCGATTGGGACGGGCGTTCGTCGTTTCTTGACTACGCAGCGGGTACTTTCCCGCGAGGCTTCGTCACCTACGTCTATTCGGCGCTGACAAAAGCAGGCTACAAGGTTCAGGTCGTCAAAAAGCCCTTCCCTACCCCGCTAGGCCCGAAAAAAACCGTTGTTGATGCTTTTCCCGAAGAGGAACGCTACAACTACCAGCCCGAAGTGGTCGAAAAGCTCGAAAAACACGGGCAAATCATCGCCCAAGTTGCTACCGGTGGTGGGAAATCACGCATCGCTAAGCTCGCCACAGCCCGAATCGGTCGCCCTACCCTGTTTTTGACTACGCGAGGGGTGCTGATGTACCAAATGGCGAAGTCATTCAAGTCGATCAACAAAAAAGTCGCAATCCTGGGTGATGGAAACCTCGAAATCTCCCGCGAGGTGACTTGCGGCATGGTTCAAACCATCATGGCATGGTTGAAAGAACCAGATCCGAAGGATTTGAGCGCGGTTCAGCAGCGCCAGGTCGCCCGCCGACAGAAAATGATCGAGGCGCTCTCGACATTCGAGTTTGTCATTCTCGAAGAAGCACATGAAGCGTCTGGAAACAGCTATTTTGAGATCCTGCGTCACTGCAAGAACGCTCACTACCGCCTGGCGCTGACCGGAACGCCCTTCATGAAGGATGATGAAGAGGCAAACATGCGTCTGATGGCGTCATCCGGCCCAATTGCGATCAAAGTCACCGAAAAGCGACTGATCGACAGCGGCATTCTCGCGAAACCCTACTTCAAGTACGTCACACTCAAGGAACCACCCAAAAAGCTGTATCGCTCGACTCCCTGGCAGCGCGCCATTGAGGTTGGGATCGTTGGGCACGAAATGCGTAACAAGCACATTGTCGCCGAGTGTCTGCGCGCAAAGCGTTACGGCATGTCGATCATGGTTCTGGTGCAGCGAAAAGAGCATGGGAACGTCCTGTGCGAGCTTATGGGCAACGCCGGTCTCCGCGCTGAGTACATCTACGGGGACGACAACCAGGAAGAACGCGAGCGCTGCCTTGCGAAGCTGGGCAACAAGCAAATCGACGTTCTGATCGGGACAACGATCATGGATGTCGGTGTCGATGTTCCAGCGGTCGGCATGGTCATTCTCGCGGGTGGCGGGAAAGCAGAAGTCGCCCTGCGCCAGCGTGTCGGTCGCGGTCTTCGAGAAAAGAAGGACGGATCGCCAAACGTCGCGTTCATCATCGACTTTGCAGACGACTTCAACACGCACCTCAAGGCGCACTACAAGCAGCGTCGCTTCATCATCGAAAGCACAGAGGGATTCAATGAAAACATCGTTCCAGACTTCGACTTCGCAGGACTCGGATTCAAACGAGCAGCCTAACCAACCGGAAACACAAATGATACCAAATCAAGGTTTGCCCATCGTCTATCTCAACTGCCTGATCGTCGTGATGATCGGACTGCTAGGGTGGGTCACGAACAACCCCCTTACCGTTATGGGGCTTCTTCTACTACAGAACGTGCCCGTAGTCGATTCGAACACCATGATGGCTATGGCATTCGCTGGTCAGCAACAGCAAGGCGCAGAAGAAGACCCCGAACACCCGCATGACTCTGGCGACCACAAGATCGGCTACCTTGCACAAATGCGCGAAAAAGTCGCAGCATAAACTGCATGCTTGCTATAATCAAAAACATGCAAGCACAAACAAGGGGAACAGAATGTCACAAATCACACGAATGACCATCGCATTCGACAGCGCAACACCGGCCAGGCTGAAAGAGGTTTCTGAAAAATTCGACATCAGCTATGCCCGCCTGATCGCCTGCTTGCTCGCTCTTCGTGACGAGCAGATCAAGCAGGTTATCTCCGACCACTACAATGACTTATTCCCGAGCGCTGCACAGCGCCACAAGAAAGAGCGTGAAATTCTCGACATCACCAAGGGCTACACGCCCGAGCAGCTTGCCGAGATTCTGAACAAGAAGGAGCAATCATGAGCGAAGACTACCTGACAGAAGAAGACCTCGAAGCGCTCGAAAGTCTGAAGGACATCGAACCCGAAGCTGCGGAAGCCCCATCGCCAAGGTCTGCAATTCCCGCAACCGACAAAGACTGCATGGAAACTGTCGGCCTCATTCTCGCGAAGTACCCAAAAGCATTCGACAACCACCTTCACTGGGTAATCGACATGCTCGCGATCTTCAACAAGACTGGGTTCAAGCCAACCTACAGAATGCTCGCGAACCCGCCAAAGGGCGCAGACAGCATCACAGAACTTCCCGAAACACTCGCGATCATCAACAAGCACGTTTCGACCGCAATGCTCGCGGAACTCGAAAAGCACGTTGATGCCTGGTGCGCAGAACACAAGGAAGATCCTCAAAGCAAGATCGCAATTTTCGAAACAGACGAAGGCGGCTTCTCGTACAGCGAATCGACAACCACGGTCGAAGACGCTCCTTCGAAAGACAAAAAAGGATGGGCAAGCTGGTGAGCGAAACTAAAGATTGGGCAGGACTGCTTCGTTCGTTTCTCGACGATAAGGGACATCCTGGCGGAATCATGAGCAAGGAATTCTCCGACTACATCACGATGCCGAAAGAACCTAAGTCACCACTGACGTTTCGTAAGAGTGGCTACACGGAAGACGAACTCAGTCTGTTCCGCAGTGTTCCGCCTAGCTGCGCTTCAGTGGACAAGTACGGTGAGATCACAAGGGGCGATCCCACCTCAATCTCCATCAGCGCTCTCGATGCCTCTAAAGTAAAGCTGGATGATGTCGCTCTTAGCATGGAAAAACTCAAGCGGGCGATTGACGATGACCTAGCTCTGAAATTCGAAAGGGCAGCAAGGAGGGCAGAAGCGGTTCGAAAACCCAAAACCCCTGACGAGCCAAATGAAGTGTCTGCGGGTGAAGCGCCGCCCGCGATGAACAGCGAACTAGCAGGGAGTTGGTAATGGCAATCTCAACCTTCAAAGACTTTCTCGCCCAGGCAACCCAACGCAGCAAGGAGGCGGACATGGACTGGGGACGCGATCCCTCAACAAGCGTTCGCATTCCCAGCGGTGCATTGCGTCTTAGTGGTGGTCGCAACAGCAAAAGCTACGTGAAGAAGCACTATCAGGAATACAAGAAGATGGAGAACTACGGCGGCGCTGTTAATGAAATACCGACTGATGGTGAGCGCTACAGCGAAGAGAAGCCCAAGCCAGAAGATTGGGGAAGCTGGTAAGGCTACGGGTCGAGGCGCCAGCCTCGGGCCACGCCAAACTGTAAGGATCAATGGGGGCTTCGGCCCCTTTCCTTTTGGTGCGTTCGCTGTTCCCGAATTCCGAATACTTCTTGTTCTACTTCCGAAGTATAAGGATCGGTATATGCCTTGGATCTTGTGCCAGGACTATAAGGAATGCGGTCGTCGAACCGTGGGCAATCGCAAACTATAAGGAAGGGAATCTCGCGGTCGCACTGATGGCAAACTATACTGATGGCAAACTATAAGGAAGGCAAACTATAAGGAAGGCAATTCTTGTGGAAAAAAATTTCCGACGATCCGCTCGGGGTAGGTGAAAATTGTCTAAGACTATCGGGTTTGTGGGGTGATAGGTTTTCCCTATCACCCATTGTCCCATACGCTGATTAGCTCAAAAGATCAAGCGTTATGTCAGCGCTATTCATTAGCAATTCATGAACTTCTATCTCGCTCATGTCATCAACTGCTGCACTGCATGAGTGACGCCCCTTTGCAGGGATGCCCGTAGATGCTACAGGGGCGCTCTCAGTTGCGCTTTCTTTCTCTTCTGCTGCACTGGTATCAACAAGCGTGCTAGAAGCGATTACAGAGCGTTTCCCGATCAATTCGAAGATGTTCATTTTCTTTCTTTCTTAGCAGAAGGGGCGCCCGTAGTGGGCGCCCTTGTGGTTAGTTACAAGTGACTTATTTTTCAGCAGTCAGAAGGGCGAAGGTTTCATCGCCCATTGTTTCGAGACGCATCGCATAAGCGACCAAGAACGGGTGCGCAGCATTGACCACTTCAAACGAATGCTTATCGACAGAGCGCACAATCCCAAGGGCACCCAAGAAACCGCCCGTGCCCACAGTGCGGGAACATTGACTAACCCGCGTTCCCTCGTTCGGTATGCTACCCAGGAACTTAGCGAGACGGGCACGGGAAACGCCCTTAATTGCTGCGGTGTTTTCATCGCCCGTACCGCCCATTGCAAAGCGCATATTCTGAAAGTTAATTGTTTTATCTTTCGATTGCGCAATGCTTGCAACGATCAACGCGGTGGCTTT